CTTTAATAGAGTTCCAATAATCGATGCTTTCATATTGTTCGGGATTGGGTGTAACATCCTCCCTACAATATGGAAGAAGAAGTGAGCAACATAGTACAGACCAACGCGTGTTAACGAGCCTTCTGCGCATACGCGCTTCTTCATCGGTTTCCTCTTCAAGCTTAACGAATTCGGGAGCATTTGGAAGAGCATTTAAAAGCAAAGTGCAACGTTGGATGAATAAAGAATCTTCGGGAAACTTAAGCAATCCCAACTCATCACACTCCATTTTAACAGGCTGTTCATAAAACTTAATAATCTTCTCTTTAATCGAAAGAGAGTTATTATCCATCGTTTTAAGTTTGAATATTTTTGTTTTTCAGGTTCTGAAAAACCTCCGTGAACTATATTAACCTCAATAACACGGAGTATATTGGACATTGCCTACGAATCGAACATAGAGTTATCCCCTAAAACTTTTAGGAAATAAACTGCGCCATGCGCAATGTGCCGAGAATTACTATTATTATATAATAATAGCATTCTTATTAACACTAAAATTCGCCCGGTCTACGATTTTAGACCTTTAAATAGATCTCCTAATATCCTTTCAAAAGATAATAGGTAGCAGAAGATTTATCGGCACATTCTACATCCATTTAAAGGGAAATTTTTGTATGCTCTCGGACTTGCATACTATAGTTTATAGTCAATTAGGAGGTTAAAATTCATTCAAAATTGAATTAAAATAAATCTTAATTTTTAACTCCAATAGAAACATAAATTTTAGGATCCAAATGCCCAAATACTGCATAAGCTCTTTTGATGCTTTTCTTCCGTGTAAGCGTTTTTGCCGCGAATAAAGCTGAAATAGATTTTGCATCTCTCTTTTTCAGTACAAATTTTCCCCAATCTTCATTAAGAGTAACGTTCTGATTAATATTAATAGAGATTGAGCTTAAGGCTTTAAAAATCCTTTTATAAGTATCAGCATACTCATTAATATTGATTTTATCCCTATAGCTAAGTTCTATAAAATACAAATCAAAAATCCAGCAAAAATGGCTAAAAACACTTGGACCTTGCTCAAAGAAAGCGTCTAAAAAGGGGAGTAATTCCCAACTGTTTTTAATCATTGAATTGGGAGTGTAAATAACTTCAAATAAATGATCTGGCCTAATTGTTGGAACACCATTCCACAAAATGGTTTTGTAAAAGGATGCGCAGTCATTGATGTTCTTAGGGAAAGGCTCCGAAACTGAAAAATTTTTAAGCATCATCCCAGTCTCATTAAACATTGTGGTGACGAAATCATCTTTAGTGATTCTCTTTAAATCGTCAAGACTATACTTTAGAAAAATTAGAAAATCATCACCCCCAATTGCGAAACGTACATTTGAAGGGTTAATGATTTTCAAATTTTCATCGCACATCTTAGATAGAATAAGAAAATTAATAATTGAGTTTAAGATAGAGGTAAAGCATGAGCCTGAAGGTACTGAAGACGAAAATTCATAAATAAATCCTCCTGGCGTAATGATTCTTTTGTACACTAAATTAGAAACAAAGTGAAGAAACACTCTATCTATACGTTGAGAGTCTTCATAAAATGCACGCATGATAGCGATGCCTAATATGATTAACTCATTAGATACACTAGTATCATATTTCTTCCAATCACCCTCTAAAATGCTATTTGAAAATGCAAGATCACGCTGAAATCTGGAAAAGCCAGCATGTTTAAAAGATGAACCTAAATATAAAGGCCCTGATTCTCTCAGCGTAAATAAAGTTTCAATAGGCCTAGAATAGATAGATTCAAGTAAAAATTCGTGCATTTCAGGCATTAATATACCGCGTGAATCTATAACTTTATCTTCTTCATCCAAATCATCTTTCCTAACTTCGCGACCTCCTATCGAATATAAAGACTCAGAGCGCCATTCCCCTTTCATTATATTAGAATATAACTTCTTGCAAAGAGGAAGAGCCGCATGAGCAGCTGCGCCTTTAGTCTTCATACCTAATAGATAATCCCAGCGAGGGCCAGGGTTAGTATCAGGAGAAAATTCGACATTATAAATATCTTCAATCTTAGGAGTTGGCAAAGTTGTAATTTGTAATTTTGATAGATATCTCTGTAAAGTAGGAAGATACTTATAATATGATTTTAAGCTAAATTTAGGGGAGTTATTTGAAGAATTGGAAATAAGTTGCACATAACCTCTATTTGTATCCCATGAGCCACCAACCAAAGCGAAATTCTCCGGATTTGGAAGGTTATATTCTTCCCCCTTTAACTTATATAAAAGCTTAAGAGAATTAGAAGTATATTTAAACTTTTGGGGCCTAGTCCCAACTTTAGCGGGAAATTTTCCTATATATTTGGATTCAATACCGTTCGTAATAATCGGCATTTTATTCATAATATCAGGATCAAGCGGATTTGGAAATAAGATTTGCTCTCTATTTAATAATATAGAAGAGCGAGTCTTATAGTGTCTTTTACCTACCCATTTATAAAGATTCGAAGAAATTCGATGCTTATTCTGATCAAGCAAAGGAGCATCTTTTAAAGGATCAAGATTTAAAGCGTAATTCCTTGCTTGCCTTTTAGCATCTCTATTTTTAATTTTCTGATCTACGTAGTAACGCAAATCAGATTTTAAAACTTTAACAGGCAGATTAAAATTTTTATTAACGGAAACTAAATTGCAGAAAGATTTTATTCTTTTAAGAGAGGTACTGACCGGGATGAGAACTTTTGGGGCAACTTATAAGTATTTTTATTAAGCGTATACTTTCGGTATTCTTCGAGTCTAAAAGACATCAAATGTTCTTTTATTGATTCTCTTTTACCTTTTATATCTGCGCTACCTCTATTAATAGTTCTCAGCGTAAGAGGCGGAATATAATCAATATTAAGAGTCAAAATTTTCCATAACACGTGAGTACATTCTTTTAGTTTGGTCTCATACTTGTCAATAACTCGCTGCTGCTCAATTAAAGTAGAATAAATAAAAGTTTTTGAAGAGCATTCAGAGATCTTGCTCTGGATACAAGCTCGTCGCGCCTGTAAACATTCTTCTAAAAGTTTTAAATCCTCCGCCGTTAAAGGAAAATCCGCGAACTTCTTTCCCACTGATTCTAAAAGTGTAAGTTTCTGCTTACAAACAGAGAAGATCAGCGGAAAATCGCCACCAGATTGCAGGAACTCTTCTTTAATAGAGTTCCAATAATCGATGCTTTCATATTGTTCGGGATTGGGTGTAACATCCTCCCTACAATATGGAAGAAGAAGTGAGCAACATAGTACAGACCAACGCGTGTTAACGAGCCTTC